AAGGAACGCAGTCGGCACAATCTTGGAGTACAGGATTTACAACGGGAATGAGCGGTGAAAGTGTAAATGCCGTTACGGAACAAATAAAAACGGTATTTGCAGTTGACTTGACTCCGCAAGGAAATCAAACTGCACAATCTTGGGGTACGGGATTTTCAAACGGACTTATAAATGCAACAACGGCATTTACGTCAATTATAACTAATTTGAATAATACGATAAGTCAGATTATTTTATTGGTTCAGACAGGTTTGACAACGGTAAATACCGATATTACAACGGCATTAAACAATATTCAAACAATTTTAAATAATACTATGACAGGCGTGCAGTCCTCAGTTCAAAGCAGTATGCAGTCTGTTAATTCAACTTTGAAATCGGGTATGGATACGGCAGTGAATACGGTAAAAACGGCTGTAAGTAAATTAAAAGAACTCTTTAATTTTAAATGGAGTTTGCCGAGTTTAAAACTTCCGCATTTTAAAATTGACGGAGAGTTTAGCCTAAATCCGCCAAAAGTTCCGACATTCGGTGTAGATTGGTACAGAAACGGCGGTATCATGACACGACCGACTATGCTCGGTATGAATGGCAACAAAGCAATGGTTGGAGGTGAAGCCGGAGCAGAGGCGATACTTCCGCTTAGAACATTTTGGAACAATTTAAGTCAATACATAGCCGAAAGCAACAAAGGCGGCAATACTATAACGAATGAAATTAAGATAGTTATAAACGCCGACAACAAAACCACCGATGAAATCGCCGACGACGTTATAAACGTAATAGTTCCTAAAATTCAAAAATGTATGGCAAATATGTAGGAGGCAAAATGTTAGATTTCTATTTAAGCATAAACAACAGTGAAGAAGTTATACATATTCCTGTCACGCCGTCCGAATTTACCGTATCAAGTTCACAAGGTACGGAAACTTTTGAAACGGCAAATTACGGTTGGATAAAAATTATCGGAAATCCCGAACTTAAAACTGTATCGTGGAGCAGTTTCTTACCGATGACCGACTATCCGTATTTAAGGGACAGAAGTATGAAAGGGCAGGAATACGCAGACAAGATTGAAAATTGGCGTAAGCGTAAACTTCCGATAAGGCTTGTCATTACATCAACAGGTATTTGCAATGTTGACATAAATACAGCGGCGGCAATAGATAAGTTTGATTACAGTGTAGGCACAGGCGGCGATTTGAATTATTCAATCGAACTTGGAGAAGTAAATCTTTTAAACGATGTACAGGAGGGGTTGACAGTGGCACAGTATGATGAAATAATGGCGAGGATTGATAATATAGAAGAAAGGCTTAGCAGTGTTGAAAACACGATGGTCTATAACTATATGGACGATAATATGCCGTCTTGGGCTAAACCGACTATTCAAAAGTTGATGGACAGAGGTATTATAAGTGGTACAGACGATAACGAACTCGGTCTTACAATGGATATTATTCGTACACTTGTTATTATTGACAAAACAGACGGATTTGAAAATTATACGGTTGACGTTATGCCGTCATGGGCAGAGGCGACTATTGAAAAGGTAAAAAGAAAAGGCTATCTAAACGGTGACGGCGAGGACGGATACGGTTTGACAAAGAGTATGATACGTTTGCTTGTTATTATGGATAATGCCGGTTGTTTCGGTGATTAAAAATGTTGCAATATTTTCCTTTTGTAATATAATAAAACAAAAGACAAATTAAAAATTTCAAATAAGGCTTAAAAAGTACATCGAAATTCGATGTACTTTTTTGTATGCCGAAAAGGAGGTTTATATGGGTGTAATTGATAATGCAGTTCAATGGGCGACAGATATTGCAAATGACGACAGTCATTGGTACAGTCAAGACGTGAGATGGGGACCGCATTATGATTGTTCTTCTTTTGTTATAACGGCATATCAAAATGTAGGAGTGCCTGTTAAAGATAATGGTGCTACATATACGGGGGATATGTATAACGTTTTTATTTCGTGTGGATTTAAAGACGTAACGTCATCCTGTAATCTGTCAAACGGAGCAGGTATGTTAAAAGGTGATGTGCTTTTAAATAAAGCAGACCATACCGCTTTGGTACAGGCGGACGGCGGAACAACAGTTGAGGCAAGAGGAACATCATTCGGTATTGTTACCAATGTGCCTTACAGAAATTATCCGTGGGACTGTGTACTCAGATATACCAAAGACGGAGGCGGTTATATTGCAAACTGGGTTGAGAGAGAAATACGAACAGTCAAGCAAGCGGATATAAATACTTGTGGGGCAGTGACAGCAGTACGTCAAACGGCGGATTGCGAAAGTACAAAGATTTTATTTGTATGGCACTCGGTTCGTATTACGGACCGGACGGCACGTTTGTTAAGATTGAATTTGACGACGGTAAAGTGATATACGCAGTCAAAGGTGACGAAAAGAAAGACAGCGAAACCGACAGCCGACATATGTATCACACAGGCAGTGATGCAAATATGACGGAGTTTATCATTGACGGAAATGTTGTAACAGGCAATGAAAAATTCACATCTGCATTAGAGTCGGAGGGGATTAACCGCTCTGCCCGTGTTGTGAGAATTTGGACAAGCGATACAGAGCCGACATACGGAAGTACAGGAAGTACATCGGGTGAAAAAGAATATCATTTTGCGGATACCAACGAAAAAATACCTATCCACAATTCGATTTTCAAACAAGCACCTATGCAGTTAGACGGTGCTTTGAAAGTAGTGGTAAATGATACAGACGTATCAAAGCATATAGGAGATATATCGTGGACAAATACAAAAAATACACTTGCGACAACGATGTCTTTCAGCACTCCGAAACCTAAAGAAATGAAGTATATGAATATATACATACCAAAAATGGGTGATATTATGAGGTACAGCGGAGGAGATAAAGAAGATTTCAGAGGTGTAATAATCGAGGTTGACGACGGAGCAATGTATGAAAACAAATATACTGCCGTTGATGTAGGGTGGTATCTGAACAAAACTACCGACACATATCAGTTTACATCTATGCGAGCCGATGACTGCATAAAGAAAATATGCAACGATTTATACATTCCGATTGTGCTTATTCCCGAATTGAGTACGCTTATAACGCAAATATATATCGACAAGCCCGTATCGGACGTTATCAAGGATATTCTTGATAAGTGCGGAAACGGGTATAACTTTGACTTTGTACCCGACGGTATGCGTATATATTTGTGCAATGATAAGGTGGTCGAGCCGAAGTTTAGAATATCGCCGAATACCGAACTCAAAAATTCAGTACAGTATATGGGTAATATTGAGCATAAAGGCAGTATTGAGAATATGAAGAACAGTGTTAAGGTGATAACAGATACGGACGTTATGACTACTCTGAAAGCCGAGGAGAGTATATCAAAATACGGCTTTCTACAAGAAGTGGTAAAAATGAATGACGGAAATAATGCATCGGACTTGGCAAAGAAAAATCTTGGCGAGCTGAATAAGGAAGATGAAACGTATTCCGGTGAAATAATCGAGGAGCTGACAAGCTATACACGAGCCGGAAGTACGATAGAAAAAGACGGTGTTAAATATGTGATTACAAGCAGTCAGCACAGTATAAAAAACGGTGTTCACTACAATAAAATTGATATGGAGAGATTAGTATGAAAAACGGAGTCGAAACACTTGCAAAGATGTTTAAGGACCGTGAAAACGCAACGAGTGATTTTGTCGTATTCGGTAAAATAATTGAGCTACCGAACCTTAAAATACAATTCACCTCTAAAATAATTCTGACTAAGGATCATATAAAAAGTCTTATTGATTTATACAAGCAGGATATTGACGGACGATATGTTTATAAAGGCAGAGAAGTTGCAATGATTCCGTACAGAGGCAATAACAGATATTTGGTGTTGG